CATTTGGGTTTCTCCCGGTGAGTAGTTGCTTTGGACAGTGGTGGCTTGAAGTGAGTTATCGGCTTCGCTCCGACTGCTTGTATTTCGCTATCGCCAACTGATTCTTACGAATCAACAAACTATTAGCGACATCTACCATAGCCGTTTGATTACGGCTTCGCAACTCGGCCACAGTCTCCTCATAGGCCGGGAAGGTAACGATTGAAACATCGTAAAGTTGAACCTCTTTGAGTTCCCTCACGGAACGGTCATTAGACCAAGAATCCTTGATTGTTCTGAACGCGAAACTCATCTGCGTCATATCGCCTCGGCGCATCGCCGATAACACGCGCATCGCATCAGGGTTCGCCGGGTCAAGTTCTGCTTCAACCTTGAGGCCACGCTCATCTTCTTCAAGTGCCATAGTGCCTGACTTCGTGCGCGCCAACGGCACTCCTTCGTGGTCAATCAAGAGGCGCACATCAGCGCCATCATTCAGCGTCTTAGCGAAAGCGCCGCGACGAACGAACTCTGTCCACGGCAACGGTTCGCTCGGTGAATCAAACACGGCCGCGTAACCGACAAGCATATTGTTGTCGCCTTCAGCGCGAATTTCGTAGTTAGTGAACGCGAGCGAACGACGCTCATCAACGGTCTTCGTGACCCATCCGTTCGTTGCCAAGGTTTCGGTCGCCATTTCGTTGTTCATCATAGACGATTCATTCAGCCGTTTGCTCGTCAAGTCTTGCGACTAGCCGTTCCGCGTAATCTTGAGCGCGACGAGCCGAAGCCTTACTGCTACCGCCACCCCATAAGAGCATCGCGACCAAGCCCGGCGTAATCTCATTCCCTTGAACGGCATCTAAATCAACGATGTGCCTAGCAATCCAAGGACCAATCTTCCGCCACTTCTGTTCTGATAGTGCGTCACCGTTAGCCATCTTCCGCGCATCTTCAACGGTCTGCGGCCGTAGACCGCCACCGCTTTCACCTTCTTCGTGTAACGCGAGGCCGCGCCTAGCCGATGCTCGCATAAAGCCCGGCGCGACGAGATTTATTTGTCGCGATTCGTATTCCATCTCATCATCAACTTCTGCTTCATCACCGTCTTCTTCTTCCGCCTCAACGACCACGACAGGAACGGTCTCCGTTTCGGAAGATGACGGAATCACCCAGAAGCGGCACAACCCTTCCATCGCTATTTCGCCAGCGACAATCTCACATATTCCTTCCTCATAGAACACGCAGTTACCGCACATAATCCCTTCAGACTTGTATGGCGATTCTGCCTTGTATCCGCAACCGTTCGGGCTGTTGTCCTGCGAGAACTGACCGAAGGTTTCAGAGATTGCTTCAAGAACGCCATAAAGCATCTTCTGGCGTGGAATGAGATTCTCTTCACCGTCGCGTTCAGAAATCGCGGAAGCGGCCTCCGTGTCTTGATAGGCGGCTTCTACCGCGACCATATGCGCAAGGGCATCGGTACGGCTGGTATGGCATCCGCCCGGTATCGGCGTGTTGCTTCCTTCCTTTACGACCGCCCAACCTGAACAGCCATCCGCCGTATCGGTAATCGTGTACGGCATCCTCAGTCACCATTAGGCAACAGAACACGAACATCAGCCGAAGCGCCCGTATCGCACACCGCATACAGCAGTTCCTTGAGTGGAACGAAAACTTCGTGCGGTGTATCGTGCTTCTCAAAGATGAGGCCGTTCGCATAGGTGACATTGCTTCCACCGACAGCGATAGCAGTGTTGCCTGTGACATTGATGTAGACGGTTCGGTTGATGTCATCCGCCGCAACGATGATTGAGCGCTCGGCTGTGACTGTGAACTGTAATGACCTCATAGTTATTTACCTTTCAGGTGGTACTGCGTCTGTTCCTGCTGGGGGCAGTGTACTCGGATTCACGAACGCATCTCCGCCTTCATACGGTTCACGGTTCTCTTCTTGTCGCGCCTCGTTCGGTGACAGAGTACCTGAAAGAATCTGAACTCTTTGTGCGTTCACGCGAGTCATCAAATCTGCGCGCATAAACTCATCCGCGTTGAAACGAACCTTCTGCGTCAAGGGAAGCATTTCGCTAATCGCATCCTCAATACGGCGCATCCAAGGGAGAAGCGTGTAGCGAACGAAGTTGATACCAGCCTGCTCAACATTCTGATAAGTCTGCGAATCGCCACCTGAACCGAGAATCAGATTCAACGGAATACGGTAGGCGCGAGCGATATCGCGGATGATGCTCTCGCGATGCTCAATCATCTGCATATCCGACGCGCTGACGGTGACGCTACGCCACTTCAAGCCGCCTGAAAGAACAGCAGGTCTGCGGCGCTTGTTATGCGAATCTTCCCAAGTCTGGCGAAGAAGGTCTGCCGCTTGTGGCGTTAGTTGTTGTTCAGTTTCAAGAACTGATGATGGCGTTGCGCCTTCGCCGTAGAACTGCGAGAGGAATCTGTCCATCGCGATGCCCATACCGATTGTGTTGCGTTGAACCTCAAGCGGTGAGAGGCCGCGAGTCTTGCCGGGGAACAGAACCCAATGGATTGCGCGTATCTCGGCAGGCGAATACTTCTGTCGCCCAATCTCCCAATAGAGCGAACCGTCATCAACATCAATGAATCCTTTGATTTGATTCGGGTGAATGTTCTTCATTTCTGGCGGTAGTTCGCCGGGTCGGCGTGGCGCGTAGATGTACGCGGAACCGTGTAGCGCCAGCATCAAGACCGTCTGATGAATGAAGTCAAACATCGTCTGGTGTTCGTTCGGCTTGATGAGAACTGATGGTGTCGGTAGTTGCTCAATACGGCCTGCGCGTTCACGAGTCAGTTCAAGCGGCATCACCGCGATAGCATCAGCGAGAAGCGTCACCGCCGCCATCAAAGCCGACTGTGCGAACGCTGTGTTCTCATTGACTATCTCGCCTGAATAGTTGTTGTAGAGAGGCCGAGCCGTAATCTGGTACGGGTCAATGTTCGTCGGTAGTGCGCGCTGTTCAGTTCTCTTGAAGAGGCTCATTCAAGTAAGTATCCAATCCCGACCAAGGCGATGCCAGCCACGACTAATCCAGCCGCGACCGACACAGATGATACACCAATCACGACCAAACAAGCGCCTATCAACTCAAGAAGCGTGGTGAATGTGCGCCGGGTCAGTAGCCGTTTCAATCCCATACATTCACCACACTAGGGCCATCAACGACTTTCTGCCTACGGGTCGCCCGGTCTACTGCCATCACCATCGCGATACAAGCGTCAATCTTGCGGCGGCTCTTGCCTTTACTCAAGCGCCAACCCGAATCAGTCATACGCTGTGCGGCCGACAACACTTGGTCGGTGAAAGTTGGTGAGCCATCGTGAGCAACCTTCCCCTGAACTATCAGTTCATAGGTCTGACCGCAGGCTGGCACCATTCGCTGACCTGACTGAGGGAACTCCACCATCGGTAGACCATCATCAACGAGAGCCTCCGCTGAACGCTGAAAGTACGCCGGGTCAAACGCGAACTCAGTGACCTTGTAGGTCTGGTGAACCTGCCGCAGGTAGGCCTCAACCTCTGAGACATCCACTCCCTCGTCCTTCGGTTGCCAAATCTTAGAACGCACCACCACGCGCTCGGCTTGCGGTTGCGCGATGACGACCGCGATACTGTCGTGCTTCAACGCCATATCAATTCCTACCCATACAGGTAGTTCAAGGTCTAGGTCTAGGTCGCTGACGCAACGCTCCCAAGCGCCGACAGGTAGCCACGACTCCTGTGTTCGTACCCACTGATTCAAGCGCCAGCGTCGGAACGCTGATTCGGTGGTCTGCTTCGTAGCGGTCGCCATATCTTCAGGGTCAAGCAAGCCTTCAGCGATGTTCGGGTTGGCGCGATGCCACTGCTTGCGGTCGTTGATGTCGCAGTCGGCGGCGGCCTCCCACCACCAGAACCCGAACGACTCATCATCAACCTCACCAGACGCGCACTGCTTCCCGTAGTGATACAACCGCCCGGCCAGCGAATCTAGGTTGAAGCCTGCTGTCGTGATGCTCAACACCAAGGGCTCAAGGCGAGCGCCAGAACCGAGCGTCATCTGGTCAAACAGTTCACTGTCTCCCTGATTCCACAACTCGTCAAACAGAACCGTTGAAGGGTTGAGACCTGCCTGAGACTTGAACTCCGAGGACAAAACGCGGAACACAGAACCGAACGCTGGCATCTCCAAAGCATCCCGATAAACCTTCGTGACCTGAGACAACATCTCAGAGTTCTGAACCTGCTGACGCGCTTCATTGAAGATGATTCGCGCCTGCTGTCTGTCGCCTGCTACTGCGTACACCTCAGCGCCCGGCTCGCCAGCAATCATTGAGTAGACCGCTATCGCTGAACCCATCAGCGACTTCCCTTGCTTACGCGGCAAGCCAATAAGTGCGCGGCGATACCTCAACCGCCCAGCATCATTACGCTCAAACAGGCCGCGAAGAAGCCACTTCTGCCACGCTGTGAACTCAAGAGGATTACCAGCGCGGAATCCCTTCAATACGCGGAAGTGATTCTCCGCGAACTTGATTATCTCATCGCCATCAGTCTGCTTGTAGCGGCGCTGAGTGTAGAACGCAGGTTCCCAAGCGCTCTTAGGCTTGATTCCTCTTTGCTTGGATTCTGGCGCGGATTTCGTGGAGGTCACTGTTCTTACTCTCGCCCAATCCTAGATTCGCCCGGTCAGTAGGAGAGAATCCAATCTGTCCGAGCAACGAAGCAATCTGCCTATCAAGTTCACGCAACCCTCTTCTCTCGCGCCACGAGCCGGGGTTCAGCATAACCTGATTCCTCAACTGAACGCGCTCATCTATCGCCTCACACGCCATCAGGACTATCTCCGCATCCATATGCGGTTTGAGCCAAGCCGCGCCAGCGTTCCAGACAGCATCCCACATCCTGCGTCCGAACGCAGTCGCAATCGGCCTATGCGGTTCTGGCACTTCCCTAAACGGCAACACGATTACTTCCGCGCTATCGCGTGGCAACGCACGCTTGCCCGGATTGCCTATTCTGCGTTTCTGCTCAATCGGCTTCGGCCTTCGGCCTGAACCTTTACCACCCATCGCTACTCCACATCGTTGATTTATCATCGTAGTTCACGCGCCAAGAAAATGGGATTATTCGCGGCTGTATGCGCGAGGCGAGCGCAGGGGTTGCCAGCCCGACCGTTTCCAAAAAAATCGTCGCAGTTGGCGGCCGACGCTGATTAGCGTTGAAGGTTACCGCGACTGCTGTTACAACTGCGGTGTGCTGGTAGCAGTGGGGAGTCTGGGTCGCCGGGGATGATGTGGTCTGCTGTCCAGATGTCGTTTGGCTTCTCACCTTGTCCACATAGCCAACAGATTGTTGCGTTGTCGCGTACTTCTTTGGCTCTCTTGCGGTAGTTGCCTGAGTAATGCGGCCTGAAGGGTTTCGGGTGTTGTTTATTCCATCTGGCTTGGCAGGGTTCGCATCGTGAGCCTGTGGTGCTGATGTTGCCGCAGTTGAGGCAAGGCTTACCTATCTTGCCCATTTGATTATCTGATGTTCATCAGGTGCTTAGGTTTCTTGCGTTGCCTGATGGCGATGTGCGAACCGTAAGGCCAGCCGGGCTTATCCCTGACTGCTATCCACTCTGGGTAGTTCTCTACGAGGTAGGCGCACTCGCGTATCTTGTCGGGCATTCGTTCTTCCTTCGTGCCTGCGCCACCTTCTGTATACCTATCAAAGTCAGGCAGTACCCACTGATTGACTACTACCACGCCGAAGGTTCTCAGGTTGAGTGCGGTGAAGCAGTAGTCGTCTTGTAGGTGTACCTGTTCGTCGTACCTGAGTTTCGTCTTGCGTACAATGATTGCCCTGCCATCAGCCAGAGTGTTGAGTTTGTAGTGCTTGGCTCTGAATAGTGGATTGTCTATGTTACAGAAGCCTGCGAGATGGCCGCCGAGTTTGTCTGTGTAAGTAGCCAACTCTTGGCATCTCTTCAAGAACTGTGTAGCCGTTATCGGGGTCTTGAACCTTTCGGCATAATGCCTTTGATTCGTCGCGTTGATAGGTATGTCGGTATCGGTGATGCGGTCGTGATTGCGTAGTTCGCTGATGGCCTTTAGGTCATCCACTAGGAACAATGCCCACTCGCCTTCTTCCATCATCTCAAGAGCACTGTTACGGTTACGCGCTATGCCTTTCGGGTTGCCTGTCGCGATGATTCGTTCAGGGTTGG